TAGGCTGGGGGAAAGATTATGAGAGCTGGGGTATACAATACTTCAGATTATATGGAGACCCTGCTTACGACGCAGTATGGAAAGAATTAGACGATATTATTTTAAATCGTACATGGTCTTATGCTGATGGTAGAAAACGAGGCGTATCCGTTACGTGTATTGACTCCGGTGGTAGTAAGACCCAATCGGTATATAAGTACTGCTCAACCAGATGGCATAAGCGCGTGTTCCCTATTAAAGGTGTAGGCGGTGCAGGTAAAGACCTGATTGATGGTCTGCCTACAAAGTTGAAAAAGTACAAAACAAAATTATTTAAGCTTGGCGTAGATACGGGCAAGGAACAAATTTATAGCGATTTGAACCAAGAAAAAGGCCAGCCGAGGTATTGCCACTTTCCTAAAGATCATGAAAAGGGGTATGGGAAGAAATACTTCGAGGGCCTATTAGCAGAAATGAAAGTTTCTAAATTGGTTAATGGCCATTTTAAAGAACAATGGGTGCTACGCCCGGGACGCAAAAGAAATGAGCCATTTGATATTAGAAACTACAATCAAGCTGCTATTGCTATTATGAATCCGAATTTCAATGCTTTAGAGGCTCGGAATAGTAAAGAGAATTATACGCCGTATCAGAATACGACGCGCGTAGTGAAAGCGGGCGATGCACCGAAGAAACGAACGAGACGACGTGTTAGAGGAGGAGGGATACGATTATGACAATCCTACAAAGGATTATGGAAGAATTAAATATTCGTGAAATACACGAAATACCTACCGCTCTAACAAAGGCGTTGCTAGATTCGAATACATGTTCGGTACTTTTGAAGGCGATAAAACCGTACTATTCGTATGAAGCGTTACTTGCTGAATTTGAAGAACATAGCGCGGATAGAAAAAACTATATGCAAGATTACACGCCGCAATGCGTGCTAGATATAATCGGAGGTATTACCCCTGGCGGTGATGTTCGCGACGTGTGCGCAGGGATTGGCGGGTTGTCCTTAGCCAAATTTAAGGCAGATAATACCGTGACACTAAGGCTTGAGGAGTATTCAAAAAATGCGATAGCTTTTATGCTGCTTAATCTGTTAATGGCTAATATCGATGCGGAAGTAGTAGAGAAGAACGTTCTTACAAATGAAGAGTTTGTGTACTATAAAGTGGAATCCGCAACATTGGGCTTTGGCCGAGTATCTAAAGTAGAAATGCTTGGAAGTAAAAAATATAATACCGTGATTAGTAATCCACCTTATAGTCAATCTTGGGCTCCGCAAATGGATGAACGCTTTGAAGGATATAAGTTGGCACCAAAGAGTAAAGCCGATTTTGCTTTTATACTTGATGGGCTATATTCGCTGAACGCATCGGGTACAGCGGTCTTTATATTGCCATGTGGTGTCCTTTTTAGGGGGCAAGCAGAAGGCGATATACGGCGTAAGCTTATTGAGGATAATCTACTTGACGCGGTCATAGGGCTGCCTTCTAATCTGTTTACGAATACAGGGATACCCGTATGCATATTGGTATTTAAGAAAAATCGATCCAACACCGATATTTTATTTATTGATGCACAAAAAGATTTCGTTAAGTACAAAAATAAAAATGTAATGACCTCCGAACAGGTGGAAAAAGTAATTAAAGCGTACAAGGCCAGAGCAGAAATAGAGCGATATTCTAGTAACATTAGCGTGTCTACTATTTTAGATAATGACTATAATCTGAATATTCCACGCTACATTGACAGCTTTGAGCCTGAAGAAATACCGGATGCTGTACAGCTCGCTAAAGACTTAAACGAAATTAATCGAGAAAGCCGTACTTTGGGATTAGAAATTGCGGAGATGTTAAAGCAATTAGTTTGTACGGATCCGGACGCACAGAAAGAGCATGATGAATTTGTAAAAGAATTTACAGAATTTTTGGTATCGTCTGATAGCGCTTGTACAGTCGAGGCGCAAGAAGCCGTGATAAAAAAAATAGAAGATGTTAAGAAGTATCTACTTCAAAAGATGTTTGTGTAATGTTAAAAAATTACAAGAAAATTAAAATTACGGGAGTTGCTGATATACTAGGGCGGCCGAAGAAGAATCAAATATATCCAGAAGGCTGCATTTGCTTACAGGTATCTGCTAGTAAAGGTGAATTGCTATATCTAAAAGAAGCACAACAAGTTGATGCTAAATATGTAGTGATTCAACCACGAAACGTAATTCCCTATTATTTATATTTGATAATAGAAAAGGCAATGCCCGAATTTTTATATAAATATAGGCAAGGTCTAAATATATCAGCTCATGATATCAAACACATGGAGATATTGTGCCACACGGATGTGGAAACGCAGGCTTTAATAAGCATGATGTTCCAATATATGAGGCAAAAGAGCACTTACAGGCGTGGCTAGAAGCAGATTTAGCGCTGGCAACAGGCAAAGAATACACCATAGGTAATCGTCGGTTAACTCGTGCGAATGTGCAAGAGGTGAAAGACCGCATCAACTTTTGGCGTAATGAAGTAGCAAGGCTCGAGAATAGACCTCGACGTCGTGCCTATCGTGTCATTCCGCGTGATATATGAGTAAACGCAAGAAGCAGTTTATGAAAACCGCAGCCGGCAGGCATAAAGCAACGCAGTATTCGGGGAGTAAAACAAACTCAGGCTATTCTAATCATGGCGCTAATAGTTTTAAGTCTAGCGCTAAAGGATACCTGGTTAACTCTCAAGATGCAAGGCATGATATCGATGCTAATTTTAGGATGCTACGGGCAAGGTCAGTAGACCTTCAACAAGGTACACCAATTGCAGCTGGCGCACTGAAGACGAATAAAACCAATGTTATTGGCCCGGGCCTAAGGTTTAAAGCCAATATCCGTTATGAGGAGTTGGGGCTAACGTTCGAAGAAAAGAACGCTTGGGAACGTAAGACCGAACGAGAGTTTGCGATGTGGGGCAAGCACTGCGATGCACGTGAACAGACCGATTTCTACGGAATTCAGGCTTTAGTGTATTATGAAAAGCTATTGTACGGCGATTCATTTGTAAATTTACCATTGTTGCTTAATCAAACGGATAAGAACCCATATCCATTGCGATTGCAGATTGTTGAATCGATTCTTGTAGCTTCTCCGCCTAAATATATGGGACGAGAAGAAGACGAGAATAACGATGTCATTCACGGTGTTAAGTTTAATAAATACGGTGCGGCTGTTGGTTTCTATGTGCTGAATAAACTGTACAACGGCTTTAACGATGATCATGACTACACATATATTCCGAAGTATGGCACACAAACTGGACGACGGAATATTATCCAGGTTATGACGATTGAGCGAAGCGGCCAGTTGCGTGGCATCCCTATATTGTCTCCGGTAATCGAGGATTTGAAAGTGCTTAGCCGGTACAATGATGCGGAAGTAATGAAGGTATTAGTCAATGCCTTGATGGCAATCTTCATTGAATCGGAAGCACCAGACGACATGTCACTAGGGACTGCGATTGACGAAGACGATCAGGTGGATGCTGAAAACGACGAAACAATCGAATTAGGCAACGGCACAGTAAATGTCTTGGCGCCTGGTGAAAAAGTGAATGTGGCTGAAAAAACGCCAATACCTTCGAGCTTTGCCGATTTTACATCTTCCCTTATCAGTCATGTAGGTGCGGCGCTAGAAATTCCCTATGAAATTTTAGTTAAGCACTTTGGCCAAAGTTACTCCGCATCAAGGGCGGCGTTACTCGAATATTGGAAGTCTGTTGAAACGCAACGCGCCGAATTTATTACTCAATTTTGCAATCCTATTTACGAAGAGTGGCTTACAATGGCTATTCTATTAGGTCGCATTGAAGCGCCAGGCTTCTTCGATGACCCAATCATCCGGGAGGCGTGGTTAGGCGCTGAGTGGTACGGACCTTCGCAAGGCCAATTAGACCCGCAGAAGGAAGCTACTGCAGCAGAAATTCGTGTTAAGAATGCATTTAGTACTCGTGCGAAGGAAGCCGCGGAGCTTACTGGCATGGACTATGAAAATGAAATCTTACCACAACGTATTCGAGAACACCAATCTATGGATGAAGGAGGCTTGTTGAATGAACAAGGACAACAAATTTCAGTTCAAAATTCGAACTCCGCTA